GCCCGCAACTGCTCGATCTTGTGCTTGGCTGGCCACAGGGGCTGACCATCTTCGGAGATAGCCGGCAGGCTCACCACCTGCCACTCTTCGCCATTGCCTCCGGCGGCCAGAAAGCCGGCCAGGTCGGCCTCGTGCAGACGCTGCATGATCACGATGATCGGGGTGTGCTCGGGGTCGTTTTTGCGGCTTTCCACCGTGTTACCGAACCACTCGATCACGTTCTTTCGAATCACATCGCTGTCGGCTTCCCCCGCCTTGTGCGGGTCATCGATGATGATGGCGCCACCAAAGCCTGCGCGCATCTTGCCTGCGCCAAAGCCGGTGATGGTGCCGCCTGAGCCCTGGGCGTAGACCACCCCGCCCTGCTGCGTGCGCCAGTCCCCTTTGGACTTGCTGTCGTGACGGATGTTCAGGCCCGGGAAGATCTCCCGGTACTCGTCGCTCTCCACCAGTAGCTTGGCCATGAAGGCATTGTTCACGGCCAGCGTGCTGGAGTAGCTGGTGTGGATGAACTCGGCATCGGGAAAGTGCCCGAGCGACCAGGCGATGAAGTTGACCACCGCCAGTTCGGTCTTGGAGTAGCGCGGCGGGATGTTGATGATCAGCCGCTTGGTCTCACCCCGAAACACCTTGGTGAGTTCGTCGCAGATCCTCTGGTGGTGCCAGTTGTGGGCCCAACGGTAGCCCTTGCGCTTGGCAAACATGTAGCGCGAGAAAAAGTACAGGTCCGCCCGCGCCTCCACCACCGCCGCCAGATGCTCGGCCGGTGATTCAGTACGCATCCACCACCTTGGCGCGCGCCTCCAGGTAGACCTCCACCGGGATGCTGGTCACCTCAATCGGATGGCCAGCGATGCCCGCGTGGCCGACGTTCTCCGTGTTGGCCCCCAGCGCCAAGCGCCCCATGCGCTGCGCCACCTCGGCCGTACCGGCCAGGGCCCGCAGGTCGGCGGCACTCAGTTTGGGCGCGTTTTCTTGCTGGGCTCCACTGATCTGCTTGGCCACCATGGCACGCAATGCCTTGGACAGTTGCAGATCGCCCTGGTTGAAAGCCGCCAGTTCGCTGGGCCGCTCCTCATTGATCAGCATCTGTGCCGCGTTGCTGACTTTTGCTGAGTTTTGCTGACGCTCTGCTTCCCAGCCTTCCTTGGCTGCGCGCTTCATGAGACCGGCCGCACCAACCTCAAAGCGCTGCGCCAACTCGCGCATGGACATGCCGCCGTTGACGTAGGCCAGTTTGATCGCGGTCCAGTCGGCAGCCATCAGGCAATCTTTCCGAGCAGGTCCGTGCGCGGGTCACCAAACGCCACCATCTTGGGCATCCCCTCCAGCGTATCCCGGGAGAAGCGGCCGAAGTCACGGGCGAAATACGGCTCGAACGTCATGCCATCTGCCACCGCTTGCTTGTACCAGCGCCACTTGTCCAGATTGCGAAAGCGGCAGTGGACCATCATGTGGCACTGAAAGCACAGGTGGTACTGATCGGTCTTGCCCGCGGCAAAGGGCTCGCTGTAGTCCTCTGCGTGCGCATCGATGATGCCTTCCTTTTGCCCGCAGGCGTGACAGACGCAGGGGCGCTGCAGTTTGCCCGCGCGCCACTGGTTGTTGAGCCAGGCTTGTGCCTTGTTGCGCTGGGCGGGTGTGTATCCGTTGTAACTTTTCATGGAACCCTCTTGAGAAACGCCACGTTGTGGTGGAGCTTGCTCAACCGGTAGTGCGGCGACAGCAGGTCCACCTCCCCGGCCAGGCTGGCCAGCGGGTTGACCGCGGCCTTGCTGGCCACCCTTCCCTCGATGAACACCTCCTGCACTTTCAGGCGATGCAGCATCTGGGCAAAGGCCGCGCCCGCTTGCAGGTCATGCCCAAACAGTTCAGGCAAACACCTGCGCGCCAGCACCGTCTGTATCTGGTGTTGCTCTATCAGGTTTTCCAGTGGGGCCAAGTTAAAAGAGTCCACATGCATGTGCACCAGGTGGATGTCCAGTCCGGCAGCACGCGCCGCGTTCAAGGCGCGCTCGTCCGCATCCACCCCCACGACATGGGCGCCAAAGTAGGCGGCCACACGCGCTCCCAGCAAACCGGTTGAGCAGCAAAGGTCCAGCACACGCAGTCCCCGCATGTGGCTACTGCACAGTTGAAAGATGTTGTCGTGGATGGCCGGGTAACGGTGGCTGAGTTTCCAGGCGTCCAGGTACTCGGGGGCGTTAAACCGCATGGCGCACCCCCTTGGTCTCGCGGGGATACCAGGCCTTGCTGTACTTGTAGTCCTTGATGTTCTTCATCTTGAACACACCGTCCTGGTACAGCAGATCGATCTCATCAAGCGTGGCGCCGATGTTCTGCGCGATCTCCTGACGGTCATAGTGGTGCTCGTCCACCAGTTCCTTGACGATCACACTCATCTGCACAGCCACATGTGAGCCTTTGGCGCGATTGATGCGGATGGTCAGCAGCATCGCCTCCGGCTTGGACAGCGCCATCACCACCACGGGCAGGTGCGCCAATTCAATCACCGGCACATCCCCCATCCCCAGCTTTTTGGCGGCCATCAGGCGGCCGTGGCCTGCGATCACATTGCCTGCGCCGTCCACCAGGATTGGGTTGGTCCAGCCAAATTCCTGGATGCTGGCGGCAATCTGCGCCACCTGCTCCTCGCTGTGCGTTCGTGCATTGCGTGCATAAGGCAGCAAGGAATCCACGGCATGCATCTGTACTTTTAACTTCGTAGTCATATCAAATCAGTCACGTATCGGTGCAAATAGTAACGCTATCACTTTGATAGTCAATACCTGTTAACTGTCGCACAGATCAATTTTGATTTCCATGCAATAGCGAAATTGATTCTGAGGGATAAGTGCGAGCAATTTGGTGTGTTTACGCACCATCACCAGACGCAGTTGTTTTTAAACTACCCATTTAATGCTATCAGCTGGCTAGCTTTTATCAGTGAAGCGTGTACAGTAGACCTTAAGCCCAACACGCAAAGCACCACCGCAATGAACTACCAACCAGACAGCATTACTGCACCAACCCAGGCCCGACACGGCCAGGTGGTCTGCGCCCCTGCTGCACCTGCTTCGGTTTTTTTTGCCTTTTTAAGCTATCAATTTGATATCTCACAGGAGATGCGCCATGTACCAACACCGACAAACCTATTGCCCCCCACCACATCCACGCCGTGTGCTGCGGCCATGGCTACGCCGACTGATGCGGGTGGTGCGCCATGCGCTGACCTTGCTGGGAGCGTGGTCCCTGCTGGCCCTGTTGATGGGCTGGCACTGGTGAGCGTGAGGACTGCCATGAAGACTGCAGTGAGCGCAGCCGCCAGCGAGAGCGCTGACGGGTGCACTTCCGCACCGACAACCCAAGGAGCTGACATGAGATTGCTTGCCCTGCCCTACACCCCTTCCCCCAAGCCCGAGCGCAAGTCCTACACGGTGGAGTTGACCGTGCACGTGGCCGTGACCGTACTGGCCTCCAGTGCGGACGACGCACTGGACCAGGTCTATCAGGACCACGGCCTGCCGCGCGAGTTGCCCTGGCACAGCACCCCCGTGATGGTGGCGCTGTTGGAGAAGAACCCGCCCAGCGACCCCCACCAGGGCAACAGCCACTGAGCCCGAACACCCAACCTTCCCAAACCCATCTGAAAGCGAGTCCACCATGAACATGCAAGATTGCCACCAACTGACCCAGACCAACGGCATCACGGAACTGGCCTACCTGGGCGCCAAGCCCTGGCATGGGCTGGGCCAGAGCATCCGCGAGGGTGCCAGCGTTGAAGAGATGCAAACCGCCGCCGGTATGAACTGGCGCATAGAGCGCGCCACCGTGCAGTTCAGCACCCTGGACATGGACCCCATCCTGCAGTTGCCGCGCCTGCAGCCGCGCAGCGTCAAGGACCGCGTGGTGCTCTACCGCAGCGACAACTTCCAGCCGCTGGGGGTGGTCTCGGAGCGGTACAACGAGGTGCAGCCGTCAGAGGCGCTGGAGTTTTTCCGGGAGATGACCGAAGCGGGCGGCTATGTGCTGGAGTCCGCCGGCACCATGATGGGCGGCAGCCGCCTCTTTGCCGCCGTCAAGACCGCGCAGGGCTTTGACCTGCCCGGCGGCGATGAAGTGGTGGGCCGCTTGCTGTTTGCCACCGCCTGCGATGGCTCCATGTCCACCACCATTGGCCAGATCAGCCTGCGCGTGGTTTGCCGCAACACCCTGAACGCCGCCCTGGGAGGCATGCCCGCCCGCGTGAACGTGCGCCACTCCACCAAGTTCGATGCGGCCAAGGCCAAGATGGAACTGCGCAAGATCAGCACCTCCTTTGATGCCTTTGCCCGTGCGGCGGAGACCTTGGCCAAGGCCAGTGTGCAAAGCGCCGGTGACTTTCTGCACACGCTGCTGCCCACCCCGAGCAATGGCGCCAACGTGGAAGACACCCGGGGCTACAAGACCATCATGCGGCTCTTTGACGGGGAAGGCCAAGGCGCCCAACTGGCCAGCGCGCGCGGCACCAAGTGGGGCCTGCTCAATGCAGTGACGCAGTACGTGGACCACGAAGCGCGCGCGCGCAGCGCCGATACCCGCCAGGACAGCGCCCTGTTTGGCGTGGGCGCCACTTTGAAAAGCCGCGCCCTGCAGCTGCTGACGGCCTGAGGGAGAGCCTGCAGTGACCCGACCCTGGCAGAAGACTTCAATGCTGAAGGGGAAGTTTTGGCGCCGCAGGCGTCAAAGCTTCTGCGAGCGGCAGATCCTGGAACACGGGACGAGCATGCCTTTGCAAGATGCTGCCCACCCGGGCGTAGACCTGCGAGAGCTCCTCGGCACTGGCGAGATGCAGTTGCTGCTGCAGCTCTCGGATTTGCTCAAGCTCGCCGCTTGGCGCGTTTGGCCGCAGGGGCTTCGGAGGTCTTGTCATGCTTAGGAGCCGCTTTGGTGTTGAGCACTTCCTTGATTGCCTCGGCGATCAGGCGTTTGACCACTTCAGGCGAGTGGCGGTACAGGTTGATGATCTGATCGACCAGGATGCGCTCATCGGCATCGCGTGGTTCATCGTCAGTGTGGGGCAGATCCATCCAGCCGTGAGGCTTGCCCAGACGCGCCTCAATTTGACGCACCGTGGCGTTGCCCAGTTCCCGTCGGCCGTTGCGCACGTGAGAGAGGTAGCGGTCAGAGACCTCCACCTTTTCTGCAAACAACTTGAACATCCCCCGGTCAGGCAGGTGCTGGTGTGCTTCACGGAACTCCCGAAAGAGCCGGGCAAAGTTTTCTTGACGGAAATGGGAAACATCCATGAAGTAAACCCTCCTAAAGGTTTTTGTACCAACAGCACTGTGCAGGTTTTTGATGCAGATGTGTGCACCCTAGAACCGGTAGCGAAATGCGCTTGTTGCACATCGCCATTGTTGCTATGCTATCTCTTTGATAGTTCATTATACGCCATGAAGTCTGCAAGACAACGCTCCATGAAAACCCCTAATTTGACCCCTGTCGCCCCGAATGCCCCTGCCAGCCCGCTTGCTGAAGCTTCAGGCCCCATCAGTGCGATGGCTTACTGGAAGCGCCATGGCATCAAACATTGCGAGCAATTGGCTATCGCTTGTGGCACCAGTTACGACTACTGGAAGCAAATTGCCAATCTGAGAAAGCGTCCCAGCATTGAACTCGCCCGTCGCCTGGTCGCGCTCAGCCAAGGCGAGATGTCCCTGGAGATGCTGCTCACACCCAAGCACCACCTGCGCCAGAGTGGCGCCGCTCCCATGCCCGATGGCAACAAGGTCGGCGTCGCCCAGCACCGCCGCAGGAGCCGTCCCCCGCCGCCCCCGGATGAAATGCAC